CAGTAGACCCTTGGATCGGAGGTAGTCGGCTGATTTTTCCCCCTCAACCAGATGGATAGTCTGGTCCGCATTGGCCAGGATTTCAGGCAGGCGGTATGGAACAGCCGAACCGGACGGCTTTCCCGGCTCAAAGCTGTCTAAGCCGTTCCAATGATATTGTTTGAAGCTCTTGTCGGAATAGCGAGTGACACGAAGGTAAGGCTCCCCGTCACGGTCCTGATATTCGTAGTGACACACAACGGTCGGCTTGACCTTTGGCTTAGGCGCGAGGGACACGCCCGCCTCTGATGCCAGCCTGTCAACCGCCTCTGTGAACGTGAGGTTTTCGGTTTCTGTGAGGAAGTCGATAGCGTCACCATGCTTTCCGCTGCTGAAGCAATGATAAAAGCCCTTTTCGTCGCTGACGGTGAACGACGGCGTTTTTTCCTTTGTGAAAGGAGAAAGGCCGACGTGTTCTTTCCCGCTCCGCTGGAGCTTAACAGTGCGCCCGATAAATTCGGACAGCCTGATTTTCTGTTTGATCTCTGTGAGGATAGATTCCTCGATCAGGCCGCCGGTCATTTTGCCGCCCCGGAGACCTTTTCCATTTCGATCAGGTCAGTGAGGCCGACGAGACCAGCAGTCATCAAGTCCGGCCAAACGCCACGCGGTATGATATTGCGCGTTTTCCACATACGGATGGTACCGTCACGGTAGCCGCACACATTATGTAGTGTTGACGGGGTTGTGCGGTCGATCCACTCGGCGAACGTCATAGAAATCTCCTGTTGCGCGGACCGCTGGTATCACCTACTGTGACGCAGAACGCAAGGAGGTATCGATGAAGCGGCCAAAGTTTACGCAAGGCATTTACCTCATCGCCAATTGGGGTGAGCGCAAATGCTATGTCGGCTCGTCGGTCAGAATGGAAATCAGACTTAGCGGGCATCGCTCATCTTTGATGAGGGGAAAACACCACTCTAAAAGGTTGCAGGAGGACTGGGATCGCTTGGGGGCAAAAGCCTTCCAATTCATTCACTGGGAGCAAGTCAGCGATCTTTCCGAATTATCTGCAAGGGAGCGGTTCTGGATCGAAAGATTTGAGGGGCAAAAACACTACAACAGCGGCGTCCCTGGAGATCGAGTTTATATAACCCCCCTTCAGATAACCGGAATAAAAACAGCTAAGGGATGGATTAGGCGAGGAGATCGTATTCGCCTTAAGCGAAAGGAAGAAACGGTAAAGGAAATTTATCTGCACCGGTCGCCTTTTTCTTGCGGGAAATTTGGTGCGTCATTTTGGTGTTCACGAGCACACATGGGCGGAAACCTGAAACGGTTTTTGGAGCAGCCGGGAAAATATTACGAGGTAACTATATGACCATCACCTACCACGAAGACATCATCCAGGGTTCCGACGAGTGGCACACCCTCCGCCTCGGAATCCTGACCGCTTCAGAAATGAAGCACGTCATCACGCCGACGCTCAAGATTGCTGACAACGAGAAGACCCGCACTCATGTCTGGGAACTCGCGGCACAGCGGGTCTCTAAGTACGTCGAACCGTCCTATATCGGGGATGACATGCTGCGCGGCTGGGAGGACGAAATCCTGGCCCGTGCGAAATACGAGGAAAAGACCGGTCAAGAGGTGCGCGAGGTCGGTTTCGTCACCAACGACAAGTGGGGCTTCACGATCGGTTATTCGCCAGACGGCTGCGTTGTCGGCACGAAAGGCGGAATCGAGTGCAAGTCTCGCCGCCAGAAATATCAGGTGCAGACCATTGTCGAATGGCACCGCGAGAAGGTTGTCCCGACCGACTTCTTTATCCAGTGCCAGACAGGGTTGCTGGTCGCGGAGTGGGACTGGCTGGACCTCGTCAGTTATTCCGGTGGCCTGCACATGCCGATCATGCGGGTTTATCCTGACCTGAAGACGCATGAGGCGATTGCCACCGCTGCGACGGCCTTTGAGGAAAAGGTCGCGCTGGCGGTGACGGACTACGAAAAAGCTACGGTGGACATGGTGTTGACCGAGCGGAAGATTGAACAGGAGATGCACACATGACGTATGACATGAGCAGCGTGATCGCGCCCAAGTCTGACCAGCAGAACAGTGACGACTTCGTTGCGGGTCCGCGCACGATCCGGATCACGGAAGTTATCATCAAGCCCGGTGAGCAGCCTATCAGCGTCCATTTCGAGGGCGACAACGGCAAGCCGTGGAAACCATGCAAGACCACGGCTCGCCTGATGGTCGCAGCATGGGGCGCAGATGCCAGCCAGTACAAGGGCCGCTCTCTGACGCTTTATCGTGACCCATCTGTAAAGTGGGCCGGTCTGGAGGTTGGTGGGATTCGCATCAGCCATATGAGCCACATCGACGCCGATCTGATCTATGCGGCGACCGTGACGAAGGGGAAGCGCGCCCCCATCCGCGTTAAGCCGCTCAAGGCCGAAGTGATGAAGGTAACGCCCAAGCAATCCGCCTTCGACCTCGACAAGTTCGCCGCCGATGTAAAATCCTACGTGGACAGCGCAGCAGACGGCGACGAACTGGCGGCATGGTGGGGCGAACAACGCCCGTTCCGTGAGCAGGCCCGCGACGCCGACAAGAACCGTGCCGGCGAAATCGCCACCATGGTTACCGAGAAGATCGAATCCTTTAAAACCGAGACGGAGAACTAGACGTGGCTGGATCAGTGAATAAAGTCATCCTCGTAGGTAACCTGGGACGCGACCCGGAAATCCGCTCAATGCCGAACGGCGACCGCATCGCAAACCTGTCGATCGCCACCTCGGAAACCTGGCGCGACAAGTCCTCGGGCGCGCGCAAGGAAAAGACCGAATGGCACCGCGTCGTCATCTTCAACGACAATATCGTCAAGGTCGTGGAGCAATACTTGAAGAAGGGATCGACGGTCTATATCGAGGGAGCGTTGGAGACGCGGAAGTGGACCGACAAAGACGGCGTGGAAAAGTATTCCACCGAGGTCAAGGTGGGTCGGTTTAACGGCGTACTGACGATGTTGGGTGGAAAGTCTGAGAACACAGGAGGCGGCGGTGGTTACGTGAAGGACGAAGAGCCCAAGCCGAAGCCGCCTTATGAACTAGAAGACGACGACATACCTTTCATGACTATGGCGGGACATTACTCCCCCGCCTGATCCTTCAATATCCTAATCGCATCCTCAGGGGAGCGGGCCACACCAGCCCGCCCCCCTATTTTTTTGATGGCGTCGATGTACTTTTGCTGGGCCGGTCGGATGCGGTCTTTCCCGGCCTTCACTTCCACGACCGAGAAAACGGGCACGATCTGACCGACCATATCCTGAGTAATCAGAGTAGGCACGAATCCGCAAAGGTCAGACTGACCTTCAAACCCCACGTTAACGATACGGGCGTTCTTCAGGATCAGGTTCCCCGAGGGTGTTTTTCCAACGATCTGACCAGACCAGAATTTCCCCACTGTGACGACAAATAACCGCGCCCCGATGTCGGACACGGCTAGACGAATCTGGTTCGTGAGGATGGCGGCGGGGGTCACGTCTTAACCTGATAGGCCGACACCCCTTCAGGGATAGGCCCGCCATCGAACGACACGCAATAGTCAGGGCGACCGGCTGTAACATCGATTCCGCGTTTCTCGGCCCATATGCGAGCCCAGCGACCGGCCCCAGGGGTATCACTACTGATGATAGCCTTTGGCTGGATGAAGTCTAACGCCCAGCCCAGCGAGCGGCGTTCGTGCATGTGATCAATACCGGCGCGGACTTCACAGAAACCCGGTGCGCCTGTCACCAGCACGATCACGCCGCCACCCTCATCTTAGCGCCCGCATACGCCTCCATGGCCTTCGAGAACGTCACAGGCTTGCCGATGGCTTTCATGCGTTGTGCGACCCACGCAGCGGCGTATCCGCGCTCTACCGCCAACGCAGCGACACTATCGACGTCCCTCGCAGATCGGGTCTCCGTGCGCTTCTGCTGTGTACGCTGAATCTCAGCCAGTTCACCTTCGATCTGCTCGACCTTACGCTCTTTCACGACGCGCTCACTGGAACAGTACGGACAGGCCCTAAGTCCGGCCTTGTACGTCGCGAAACAGGATTCACACTGTTTGATCGCCAGTTCACCGGCAGACTCCAGCTTATTCTTAGCGCGTCCCTCCAGAGACCATTCAATCTCGTCGTCGGGAAATCCGTGGTTCACGGTCCCGTCCTTGTTCATAATCATATTGACGTGGTCGAGGATGATCGCTTCGTCAGGCTTCTTACGGAGCGCGCGGCCCATCATCTGGCGCGCACGAGCCTTGGATTTCGTTGGGTTGAGAAGCTGGACGCACTGCACGGGCACATCCCGGCCAACCTGTGCGGAGAGATCGAAACCCTCAATGGCAAGGTTTATTGAAACGAGGATGATCGCCTGCCCGTTAGCGAACTTCAGGATTCGCGACCGGCGCTCATCATTCGAGATTGTTCCGTCGATATAGACAGCCGGAATCCCAGCTGCGTTATATTCGTCTGTGACGTGCTGGCCGTGCTTGCGGGAGATCGCGAACACCATCGTTCGTTTACCAGACGCGTATTTTCTCCACGCGTCGATTGCGTCGCCATGGATCGCGGGCTTGTCCAGCCTCTCTTCAAGTTCGGCGGTGACGTATTCGCCCATCTGTGTGTGGACGCCAGACAGGTCGGGGCGAACCGGCGCATAGGCCCTGTATTTTGACAGGTGGCCATTCTCGATCAACCAGGATTCGGACGGCCCCTGCACCATGTGGTCAAAAAGGCCATCCAGAGGTTTACCGTCCAGACGTTCAGGCGTCGCGGTCAGGCCAACGATCAGCGACCCTTCAGCCCGCGCCGCGTGGATCAGTGCCGAACGTGTCTTGCTCGCCCACAGGTGCGACTCGTCAGGGACAAACAGCTTGCAGCCCTTCAGCAGGCCGGGTCGTGAGCGGAGGGTGTCGGCGCTGGCGATCTGGACCATGGCAAACGGGTTCGACGGGCGACCCGCTGCGATGAATCCATATTTGATCCCGAACTGATCGAACGTTTTAGCCGTCTGTTCCGCAAGCTCCCGCCTGTGGACCCCGAAGATTACCCGGCGGCGTTTCTCCGTTGACGCTCGGGC